CACTTGATGGTAGTCAGTAGGTCTGCAGTAGGCCCAGCCTGTCCACCACTACTCTTCCAGAAGCGGAAGGTGCATTTCTTTACGGTCTTCTTGGAGCCTTGAATGGTGCCATCGTTACGCCCAGAGATATCCATGCGCAATGTCTTGACGTTGCACGTGTATGGGAGCCCGACATGCACCACTGCATAACCAGGGTCTTCCGTGCCAAGCGTAATGGAGCCACTGGATACCGTTAGGGGCCCAATGGACATGCCATCAGCACACACGCTTAGGCTCTCGCCCTCGAGGTGGCTTAGACCAGAGACGCTATTGAAGCATTTGCGAGTCACGCCATTGCGTACCCATGCACCACCAAAGCCATCTGCCGAAGTCAGGGTGTTCCCGTCTATATCCTCAAGCTCGAACGCATTGGCGGTCTTGTTGGCTACCTTGTACTTCTTGTTGTTGAAGGTACCATAGTCAGTGTTGGTGCCGTCAGCGGTAATGCCCACGACGTCATCAATATGCACGAAGTTGCCGTCACTGAATCCATGGGCCGTAGCGGTCACGGTAATTTCAGAAGCAGTCACTACCACACCTGAAATAGTCTTGGGCACGTCTGCGCTCAAGCCACAGTCAACGAAGAACGCATCGTAGATATGGTCTAGGTCGCGATCATGCAGTTGCTCCAGACGCAGTGCCGTAGTGCCGTTAAGCGTACGCTCTACGCTGAAGTATACTTCGTCCTCGCCATCGGTGGTGATCGCCGCACAGCGCTTGTATAGGCCGTCAGTGTTATGTCTGGCGAATGCCCATACCTCCTGCTGTGGAATGTAGGTGAACGAGAGCATGCTGCCGTCATCCAGTATGATCCAAGCGATATTGTCGGGATGCTGTTGATAGCACCATGACACTATGCGCTTACCGTCAAGCAGGTGTGGCACCAACAGCGTCAACTCATTGCCCACGTAGGATGCGAACTCTATCTTGAAGCGTAGGCTACGGATGTCGCGCTCGTTCCTGTTGATGAACAGGGCTTCATTGCCAATCGTCAGGGGGCGCACCGTCGAGGTACCCTCATAGCCCTGTATATTGAACTCTATGTTGTCGGGGGATAGCGCATCGCTATTCTGCCCATGATCGAACGTCCACTCACTGCCCTCAGTCAGCGTAAGCATCTTCTGTAGTGGTACCAAGTGCCGTATCTCGTCCACGCTACCACCAGACGCTAGCCGAGCCTCAATGGAGTCGTCTGCAGAGAGTGGGCTTGATATGCCGAAGTTGACGTAGTGCCCTGGCTGGGATGCCCAGACCGTCTGTGGATTGTTGTTGGTGCGTGCGAACATCAAGCGTTGCTGGAATATGCCCACTGCTGCAGGATAGTCGTCAGCGGCATTGAACGGGTTCTGGAACTCCTTGGGCCCAACGGCTACCAAGCCCTCGACGTTATCGTCAAGGTACCACGGGGCCTGTACTGTGCCTATCCAGCCCCAGTCGCCACGGTAGTTCTTGTAGATGGGGTACTCGACCTCATCAATGGCCTTGTACAGGATAAAGCCAACGTCCTTGGTGTCAGGGTCTGCGCCTGCGCCAAGACGGACGTAGATGGTATCATAGCCGAGAGCGTCACCAGTACTGTCGCCATATGCCCACTCAAGCGAACTTAGGCTACCCAAGGTACCCTCGCTAGCTTCGGTGAGGTTGATGTATACTGACGCGGGAAGGGCCTTGGATGGGTCGCCACCTGCGGCTAACTCCAGATAGAAGTTGTTTGTGCCGTCGGCAGAGGCAGTCCACTTATAGGTACTGCTACGAATGTTGTTCCAGAAGATATTGACTAGATCGCCCGACACCCAAACGTCATCGCCCTGCACCAGTTGGTCTGCGCTAGGTACGCTCTCCTCACCATCACTGTTCCTTGCGGCAATGCCATAGAACCAATCACGGTCAGTGGTAGTGAAGCCCGTAGTTGACGTAGTGATGTCGCCTGGAGCGTCAATGGTCGGAATGAAGGTGATAGTGGTGAATGCCCATGCATCGTCTGCGGTACGCGTAAGCGAGGTGGGGGCAATATCCTTGTGCGCTATGAACAGGGTATCCGCCGACTGCGCGTAGGTCATTGAATCAGCCTGTAGGAAGGTGTATGGGGAGGTGACTTGGTAGTCAGTGTTGATAGCCGTGAATGCACTGTCTGGGTCAGTCGTGCTGTACATGTAGATGGTGGAGTACCCAAGGGTATCCCCATCGCCATAGCCAAACTCGCTGGCAGCCAAACTACCCACTACACCCTCGTCGAATGCAGAACTATCCGCTTCCAGCAGGGCCGCACCAATTATGGATGGGTCACCGCCAGCAGTCAACTCACAGTACCACTCATTGGATACCGCCGAGGCAGTCCATTTGTAGCCTGCGGTAGCGGTACGATCAGTCAGCACGAGGCCACCATCCTTTAGGATGCGCATCTTGAGTTCGCTGAATACCAGCACGTACGTCTGGGTAACGCTGAAGGTGAACGGCACTAGCTGTACGCTACCAAGAGCGTCATCTATGTACTGGGTACCCTGTCTATTGCTGGTGCCACCAAAGCGAGTGACGTAGAAGTTCTCCAGCAGTTGTGCGCCCGTAGGGTACTTGGCTAGATCAACGCGACCGTCAAGGGCCTCGCTGAACTCCCCTCCCGCAAAAGTCGTCTTGATTTGTTTCACTATCTAGCCCTCACGTATTCGTGGGATACCTTGAGTTCCTGTCTGGATTCCACGCCTGCATTGCCCCTAGCTTGGGAGATGAAACTGTAGTACTCGTTGCGTACGCTCTGAGTGACGTCCTCGCGCTCGGTGATGGCAGGTGCCGCCTCCATAGCCAAGCGTCTACTCCATGCCAAGGTGAATGCCGCATCGTACTTCTCTGTATCCTCCTGACGGAACACGTACTCGAGAGTGACGGATGAAGTGTTGATGTACAGCTTGCCCTCGCGCACCTTCCATTGGATATTGCTTACGCTGAACTGTTGACGCTGGAAGTTCCATTCAGTGATGGTAGTGCTGGTATTCACGTCGACCAAGCGAACTATCTGTAGATAGTCTGCTGGTAGCTGGAAGACATAGCCCCAGTCTGGGGGAGTCTCGCCCGATACCTCAGCCAACTCAACCGTAGTAGTCGCGAAGGGCCACGACCATTGCCTCAACTCGTTGTCCAGCAATATGTCGTAGATATCCTCCATCACGTTTGATGGTTCACTGCCCTCGTCAATAGCCACGATGGGCTGCTCGCCCAAGCGCCGCAAAGCCATGTTTATGATGCCAATTTTACTAGCCATGTTATTTGCCTCCGAAGTAATAGTTCCACCATCCGAAGATGCGTACGCCATAGTACATTAAGTTGATTCGTGCTCTACTGCAACCCGCCCTCGTCATCGTCTCCTTGAATATCTTGTCACAGAAACCACGGCCCAGCCCCTTGCTGTACGTGAAGTCGTGCAGGGCGGTAGGTACGTCATAGCGGCCCCGTGGCTTGATCCAAGTAGCGAAGTCGGTGATGAACCCTTCTGGCACTATGATCATCAGACCACACTTGGTGGCATAGCCCATTGGCCTCAAGAACTCATAGTACTGCCTATTCCACCAATGCTTCTTGGGGATACGCTTGACTGATAGTGGCGATAGAAGACCTTTCATTATATCTGCACTCCTAAGTGGGCGTTGAGGATTTGGTAGGTGTTGTTGCCGCCAGCCACTATCTTGATTACTACGCCCTCACTGCCTGCACCAAGGATAGGTACGTTCAAGCCCGAACTATCCAGCTTGAAGAAGAATGGTTCGCCATTGACTAACTCATCCTCCGTGGAGTATATGGTGTTCATTGAGGTGATCTCACCATCCCCAGGCTCGAACCCAGCGGCACTGTACGTCCAGCCCGTTTCGGTATGCTTGAGGACGACTATCTGTGCGGCATTGTCGGTGAAGCCAGCTAGGCCAGTGACTTCCACGTCAGTCAGCATGAAGTCGCGATTGCCGAAGTCTTCATACTTGGCGAAGCCGTAGTTGAAGGATACGCTGTAAGCCGTGGGGCTACCAGAGACGACGTACAGTTCATACTCGACCTGTCCAAGGAACTTCTTGGCGGGCTCTAGGTACGCATCAAGGGCGGGCGCAGTGATATCAGTACTGATTACCTGCGTGTCGGTAGCCGTGCGTACTCCACCATCAGTGATGGTAGTGCCATTGACGCGCAATCCAACCACTCCAGTATCAACGGTGCCGTCACCTGCAAACACTGCGAATGGACGCATGCCATAGGCCGCATTGGCAGCACCATAGGTCTGTGTGAGGGATGCTTGGGTAAGGGTAACGTCCGAGGTGGGTGCGGAGTAGTTGCCGAACATATAGAAGGTGCCAGCAGAGACTCCACGGGACGTGAATGATTCACTCTTGAATATTGGTATGCCGATGTCGAAGCCGTTGGATGGTCTGTTCGTGGGCACTTCACCAAACTTCTCACATGGCGTGAACACGCTGGTAGCCGTATCCTGTAGGCCAGCCGCACCACTCTTGATGGTTAGGTAGCCACGCAATATCAATTCCTCGGCCCCAGGTGGTATAGTGTAGTTCTCGGTACCTATCTGATTCAATGCTTCAGTGCGGCCCTTGTGGGTAGCCTGTCCATAAACCAACAGGGTTGAGCCAGAGGTGCTTGAGCGGAATAGTCTGTGCGTGACCCAGAAGCCCGTATCCAGCGTCGCCAGCGTACCACTGAGGTCATCGTACTTAGTGGCGTCAACTACGGATGCCGCGCCCACGGTACCCCCTCCCGCGCCATCATGGTAGCCTGTGAAGAACGATGATATATCGGTATCGGCAGACTGCTCATTTACGTTGGGGGATATCTGACTGTTCGTATAGTTCCTATCACATGCAAAGGTCATGCCAGCGGTTACCGCCAAGCTATTGACTGAGCTTGAGGCGCCACTATATACGTTGCCCGACAGATTAACGAACTTGACTGCATCGCACAGGTCGGTTACCTTGCCTACGATATCATAGCTAGTGACTGGGACTAGGTTGGTTTGCGTTATGGTTGCACCGTCAGTGTGCGTGAGTACGCCAAGGACTATGTGCGTGCGGCGTTCCAAAGCAGTCACTTCATCAGCGAACTGCACTATGTCGCCAGCGGCATCCACGGTAATCCACGTGCGTAGGTTGGTGGTGGCATAGGTGTCGGTGATGCCCGTCGTCTCCACCCAGCGGACATGGGCTAGAGTGGGGTCCGAGGCATCGGTCATGCCCAAGAAGTTACCACTACCAGCATGTACCGTGAACTCGGTGTCATCCGTCTTGGTTATCCCAGGGAGTACGATATCAATTAGACCCGTACCACTATTCCATGCCACGTGCTTCTGTATACCAGCCTCGCCAGTGATATTGTCGAAGAACACGTCCTCCTCAAAGGATACGTCCTGCTCGAACTGGGTCACGTCATACACGTGCAGGACGCCATTCAAGTCAGTCTGTGCATGGTGCTCGTTGTCATCGTCGAGTACTGCGCTGGGTGCTGAGATCAAGGAGAATAGCGCGCCTGGGTCGGACGGTAGGTCGTAGTTCTGCCCCTTGCGGTAGCCGACTACGCCGTCATATGAGTTGTCTACTACACATTTATACCAAGCCATCGCTATTCTCCCTGTAGGATTTAGTCTTCTTTAGGCGCTTCGTAGAGCCCATTGTCATACACCAACTCAGCCAGCTTCTCTGGCGCGCTACCTGGGAAGTAGGTTACCTTGGCCTTCTTCAGTAGAGCACCAAGTACCTTGCGGCGTTCCTTGTCGTCCTCGCCTTTGGATAGGAGATCGGCTACGCCAGCGATACGCTTGGTTTCTTCTGGGTCGCTATCGCCCAACTTGGATGGGTCAATCGTTTCCTTGATGGACTCCTCGGCTGCCATGCGTGTGCTGAAGAACCCTTCCTTGACCAATATCTCAGCGATCATGGCGATCTCACGCTTGGTTTCGATATAGTCTGCTGGGCGCTCGATCTGAGCCTTGCGATCAGCCTTGGCGGTGTCGTTGAACGGAATAAAATGTTTGCATACTACAGCGCCCTGCGGAACTGCCAGATGCGCCTCATCCAAGCTGGATGCTTCGTCAATCTGCTTGTAGAAGTGGTTGTGGAACTCACCATTCTGCAGGGGTACGTTGTAGGTGCATGAGAATACGCATTCGTATACTGCCTCTTCTGTTTTCTTCTTAGCCATCTTCACTGTCTCCTCTAATTATTATGGGAAAGAATGGGGCGCAGCCCAAAGTGACTACGCCCCAAACAATACTATGCCAACACCATGCCATCGGTGTCAGGCGTAATGACGATTGCCGCGTCAATAGCGCCAGCGCTCATCGTACCTACGACTACGTACTGTAGTCCGAGATAACGCTGGAAGTTCAAGCCCTTGAGGCTAACACGCAGAACGGTTACACCAGCGTCCAACTGGTTGCTGGCTACGGTAAGGACATCACCAGAGATGATGTCTGCGCCACTGGATACGGTAGTCGTATCATCAGTCCAGACGACTGCGCGGAGGCTTGTTCCACCAGCGAAGGTAGTGCCGACTTTAACTTCAATGTAAGCATCCTCGCCACCCATGATCTTAGGCGAAACTTGGCCCAAGTCAATTACGTTGGTGGAGAGAGCGGTGACAGTGACTGCCTGAGCATCACTGAATTCGTTTTGTGCATCGAGTCTCATATTGTACTCCTTAGATGTTGGACTGGAAGGTGCCAGCTACGGTAGCTTCGGCATTGGTGATGGCGTCATGCTGCAAGATTGGCACGCCCCAGAACGAAGGAATCGGCTTACCGAAAGTATCTTCGATCATATGCAGTCCAAGAGTCGTCTCTTTGGATGCTTGGATGCCGAGCCATGCCTGCGTAGTCTTATTACACAGAATGACGTCTTGGCCCAGTCCCTTTTCCTTCAAGGACATAGCACGCTGGAGCAGTACGCTCAAGTCGGCAGCGGAGGTTTCACCAACGAGATTGCTCTTGTCGATGTTACAGATACGTACAGCGGCACCAGGACGCTTGATCTGCAGGCCAACTTCCCAACGCCACTCCGTACGGAATACTTCGTACTCGTTGCTGTCGGAGTCAAGTACCCAGACCTTGCCCTTGTCTTCGGAGGTAAGACCAGCACTGCCGCCCTTGCCATAGATACCGTAGACGCCATCTTCGCCCAACGAGGCGACCCAGATGGAGGTATTGTCACTGCCACTACCATCACCATCAATCATGTAGTACCCTTCGTTGTTACGCACGGTAGACGGCGTAGCATAGCGAGGAGACAGACCAATGAACTTCTCTGGCGTACCAACGGTAGTACCATAGATGAGGTCGGAGGCGAACTGCTGATTCATGGCTTCTGCGAACTGCATGTCTTCCGTGCGACGGAAGCTGGCTTCGTAGTTATTCAGCCGTGCGAGTTCAGCGTCAAGGTCACTGTGGGCCTTGATGAGTCCAGTACCATCAGTCTTCTGCTCGAAACCAGCTTTGGACTTGATGACACCCTTATTAAACTTCGTGTATCCAACGGATGGAAGTTTGGTTGCTCGGACGATCTGCTTACCGTCAGGCTTATTACCTTCAACCCATGGGAGCAGCTGGAGGATTTCATTCGTACGGGAGACTCTGGAGGCGATATCCTTTTCGATACTGCCATCGGGAGCGGTGCGATCAACGATGTCGGCCAGGGTGTTCTTGGTTGCTGCGAGAGTAGCCATTATAGCTCTCCTTTATTTAGGTGCGAACTCTGGTGAGTTCGGGTAAGGGTTAGCTGGACTAGCTGGGCTAGCCTCACTTCCCACGATTACTTTCGCTTCGGAAATCAACGCACCGAAGTCAGAGAACATCTTCATCAGCGTAGCGTCATGCGTATACCCGCGTTCAGCTACGTAGTCCGATAGGCCAGTGTGGTCTAAGGCTTTCTTGGCTAGAAGCGTGCGTTCGTCAGCGTCGGGCTGTGCGTTCCACTGTGCTTCTTGCTCTGCCTTGTATGCCGCTATCTTGGCCTCGTTGTCCTTTACTAGCGCGTCCATGAACTTGCCAGTGACTTCTGCCCCAGCTTGTGCCTGGGCTTGAGTGAGGTTGCTTTCCTTGGCGATGGATTGAAGTATACCCGTCTCAGCTTCATCGAACGCAATGCCCTCTGGCATAGTGAACGATTCATACTGGGTCGGTGCGCCTTCCTTGACGGGCTTGGCCTTCCCAAGAAGTCCCAAGTCCTTTTCTCCTGCATCGGGTGATGCCGTCTCAGTTGCATCAGTAGTGGCTGGTGCCGCCACTGGTGCCGTCTGTGCGCTCGCGTCAGCAACGATTTCCGATGCTGGTTTGAGTACACCACCCTCGCTTGGAGCTTGGGCTTGAGCAGTTCCTGCGTCCGCTGAGGTGCTATCCTGCGTGGTCGTGGTTTCTTCGCTCATGATTTATTTCTCCTCTTTTAACTTCTCAACAATTCTAACCAGTATATCAAAGCAGTCATCAATCACTACATTAAACTTGCCTCTATCGCTAAAATTTGATTCATGCTTCAAGTGGTACATTTGATTTATGATCTTTGAAGTAACATGTTCTCGCGCTACTAACTCTTGTGTCCTCTCTCTATCATTCATTACCTCTTCTCCTCTTTGTTTCGCGCTTCATCGCGCTGTTGACCCTCGGCTTCCATCTTGTGATAGAGCTTGAGGCTCGTCCTCTTCGCTGACAACAACAACTTGCGTGCCGTTGCCTGTTCTCCTAGAATGTAGTAGCAGTCAGCATTGCCAGTGTATGGCTCAACGCTGAGCATGGCTGAGTTAGCCACGAACTCATACAGGAACTCCCTGCCATCGGGTGTACCCATCTGCTTTCGCAGTAGGTGCTCCCTGCGCTCCAATAGAGCCTTGTGGGCATCGTCACCACCAGCCTGCTTCTTTAGCTTCGCCTCAATGCGTGCGTACGCATCCTGTTTAATAGCCATAGTGCCTCCTTTACAGTACTTCCTCTACCTCGTCCAGTGCAGTGCCCGCGCCTACGGGTGATGCCGCTAGATCCTTAGTTACCTGTGCCCCAGACTCCATTGCCGCCATCTGAGTGGCGATCTGCTGTTGCTCGGCACGCTCCTGTCTAATCTGTATAGCTTCCTCAACCTCACGCAGTATCTTAGCTGGTACGTTCAAGCCGTACTGTTCCACGATTGCGTCAGTGTCGATCATGTCCAAGGCAGATGGGTCTAGCTGGGCTAGGATACCGATGCGCTCAATGAAGCGATCCACGTTGTTTAAGCCCACCGCTCTCTGTGCCTGTGCTAGGATTGAAGTGTACTCAACTTCCAGTTCCACGTCCGATAGTTCCTCGGGCAATGGGTACAGGCCATCGGGCTCGAAGAAGCCTTGGCGTGCCAGTATGTTGAACGTCCTGTCAATTAGCGGCTTGAGCAATTCATTGTTCAGCTTGTCCAGCACGGGGCCCAACAGTGCGAACTTCTCCTCGTTCCTAGCCACGACCTCGGTAGCGGTC